AATAGATACAAAAAAGATTTAGAGCATGCTGAAGATGCTTTAGTTAAATTTGACAAGGGTCTTGGTAAACATAAGGTTAAAAAGATTATGATACTAGGTAATCATGAAGATAGAATTGATAGGTTAGTTCAAGATAACCCAGAACTTGAGGGCACTATGAAAATTTCTGATCTTAAATATAAAGATTATGGTTGGAAAGAAATACCTTATAAAGAAATTAAAGTAATTGATGGTGTGCATTATGTACATCAAATGCCATCTGGAATTATGGGTACAGCTATATCTGGAGAAAATGTTGCAAGAACTATTTTAAATAAACATAAAGTATCTGCAACAGTAGGTCATTGCCATCTATTAGATTATGCAGTATCTACATTACCAAATGGTAAAAAATTACATGCACTATCTGCAGGGTGTTACTTGAATCATGTTGAGGGATATGCTAAAGGTACTCAGCATTTATGGTGGAGTGGTTTAGTAATTAAACGAAATGTATCTGATGGTGCATATGATTTAGAAACTATGTCTTATAACGAGGTTAAAAAATACTATGGCAAATAAAATATATTTTGATAATGTTAATTCTCCAAAACATTATTTAAAGGGTAAAAAGGAGACTATAGATGTTATTCGTGATTGCATGACTACAGATGAATATCATGGATACCTTAAAGGTAATGTCTTAAAATATGTGTCAAGATATAAATTTAAGGGAGAACCATTACAGGATTTACATAAAGCTGAATGGTATTTAAAACGATTAATAATGGAGGTTAAAGATAATGGGTAAAGTAAAAGATGCTATAATGGAAGTAGAGCAATATGTTGGTGGATGTTTAAATGATAAAATGACAATGGAAGAAACAGTAGATTATTGTTCAGATTTATTTTCTAATTCAAAATCAAATAATGTTTATTTAAATAATAAAAATTTAATTAGAAAAATATATACTAATTTTATTTATGAGGAGGCTGTAAATTTATAATGGATAAAGTGTATTTAATAACATCAGATCAATTACAAAATATATTTAGATATTTAATGACAAGACCTTATGGGGAAGTAGTACAGATAATGAGTATGTTATCTAAACTTGAGGCTTTGGATCCAAGAATAAGTAAAGACTTTGTAAAAAAACAAAAAGGAGATGAATATGAAAGTGAAGCTAGCACAAAAACTACCAAGTGAATTTGATAAACATACAGGTTTATTATTTGAATTAAAGATTGGGTTAAGTAAAGATAATAGTATAGTATTAGATTATGGTGGAAAGCCTGTTGGTAAAATTAGGGAAGCATTAAAAAATTATAAATATCATGGTAATCTTTGTGCTTCAGTAATTAACCATTGTAATGGAATGGGTAAAAAATTAGAAGATGATATTAAGAAATTGTTACAGAGTATTTAAATATAGATTTTGGCATAATCCTATTATGGATATGTTAGAAAATTACTCTGGTAAATTTAACAACTGGATTTGGAGAAAGAGATGGGCAAATCCATCTTCGTATCGTAATAAACGTAAAAAGTATATTAAGATATTAGATGCTGATGTTTGTTGAAACCTCCAAATAAAAAAGGCTCCAACTGGGGAGCCTGTCATGTGTTGCCTATGTGGGGGAAGTGTAATAGCTTCCCCTTAAAATTTTAAGGAGATGCTGTTTGCATTAATGATTTTGTTTGTTCATCAAGTCCTGTACTAATATATGTTCCAGATAATCTATCCATTTGTTTAATTGGTTTCATAACTCTTTTATAAATACTATTTAATGCTAAACTATATTGTGGATTTTCAGCATATGTTTTAGCTATTGCCTTAAATTGATTTTGAATAGGTTCGTTTCTTTCTAATGATGCCCTATAATCTTCATAGTAATTCCCTCTTTCCATCATTAATAAAAAATCTTTTATATTTTCCTCTAGTCCACTATACTCTTTTAATTTAGCACCACCACTAGCCCTTACATATTCATCATCACCAACTGCTTTTCTTCCAAAATAATTTTTAGCAAGTTTTGCTGTAGGTGCTTTTTCAAATTGACCATATCCACTTTCTAATATAGCTATACTTGCCACAATAGCAGGGTCTATTTTTCTTACAATAGATTCCTCTGGAAATCTTATGATTTCCTTTTTAGCTAAATTATATACTAATTTAGGAAACTCTTCTTTTGATATAGGTCTATTATCCATTATTACTTTTATGGTTATTAAGGTTATTATAATTATTATGATAAAGATTTTATCTTTCACTTACCCTTAACATGCTTTTGGGTCTTGGGGGGTTGCTTGACTGAGCCACCAGATCCTGCCCAAAATACTTTGTTTGCCCAATAGGCAGCACTTGTTTTACCCTTAGCAATGTTTTTTGCATGTCTTGCTTTAAAACTTTTTCTAGCTTCTGGACTATAATTGTGACCCATTTTTTGGTCACCAAATCTTATAACTTTTACTCCACCATTATTTTTAACTGCAACAATACCTTTTTTGGTAGGATGCGATGGTGTTCTTTTAGGTTGGTTTAAATTTGTTAAACCATATCTTTTAAGTTTTTCTTTAATGTTAGTTGTCATAAATTTACTTGTCTATATTGCTTTACTTTTTTAGCAATACTTTTAGGTTGCTTTACAAATTGTTTTCCCTGTCTTTTACCCTCACGTTTTGCCTTTGTGGTTGCTGCGTATTCAGCAGGAGTTAAAGATTTAATAGCAGCTTCTGGTAGATATCTTTCTCCAGTTTTTGAAGATGGTTTACCAGATTTAGTTCTCCACTTTTGATCTCCCCATGCCTTTAAAAATTTTTGACTTTTTGCAAGAGCCATTATAGATTCCTTTCTCTTCTTATACTTTCTTTACCTTTTTTAAATATAGATGCAACTTGTGTTTTACCCATAACCCTTGCTCTTTGTTCACCAACAGTTAGTATTTGTATTTTTCTAGCATATGGTTTATTTATTCTTTTTACTTTGGCAACGGTTCGCCTAGCATCCATAGGAGTAGCAAATTTTATACCAACGGTATCTTTAGGATTTTCATCTGTGTATAATCTACGACCAGATCCTTTTGGTTTTTTACCTGTTCCTATTTTAGGGTCTCTTTTTATTTTTGTAATCATTATTTATATCCACCACCCTTAGCCTTATAACTTTTAGCTAATAATTGTGCTTTTCGTGCTGACCATTGACCAGCGGCAGTTCCCATAACTGCTCTTGATTTAATAGAATTAAATAATCGTTTTCTTAAAGATGGTTTTGTATAATTACCAGCTTTATTTACTGTGCTTTTCTTTTTCATTATTAAGTAAATTGTTTTGGAATATAATCTTCATTTACTTTAATGGTAACTGTAACAGATGTATTAGCACTTGCTAATCCTCTTATTTTATCACCTTTAAACAAATAAAGACTATCTTCTATTTGTATTATTCCATTAGGGAGTAGTTGTGTTGCCTCTGTAATTGTATAATAAGTTGTATTAGAACTATTATACCAATCTAAACTAAATGTAACTGTACTATTTGTATCATTACTAATAAGTATACTACTTATTTCTGCCTCATGTTGAGCAGGTATAGTATAAATATCTTGATTTGATGTAGTAAGCTGTAATCCAATTGTTCTTTTTCTAGTAATCATTATGTTAAATCATACCATTTAATTGTACCAAGAATATCATCATTGTTTGCCGCTGCTTTAGCACAAAGGGTTAATGTATCAGATACACCTGCTATTGTTTGACCAAGTTGATAATCAAAATTAAATCCATCTCCTACACTAGCAACAGAACTACTTTTACCAGCTACATAAGCCTTAGCTATAATAGTACCACTTGTTATAGTAGTTGCTCCAGTTAAATCATATTCTATGTTATCTGAATAGCTTGTATAAGAAAATGCTGAAGAAGGAGTAGCATTTAATCTTAATTGTACTTCAAAATCTGAATTAGATATTCCAGAAGATGTAAATCCTGCTGGTACAATTACCGCATAAGGTCTTGAAGATTTAATTCGTATTGTTGCTAAATTATAAAAAGTATCTGCAGTTGTTAAATTTACTCCTGCGATAGCTGCAGTGCCGATCATTTGTTCAACTGAATTAGGTGCATAACCACCCTCTGACATACAAGTAGAACAAATTTGTTGCAATGTATAAGTACCTGCTGCTAATGCTCCTGCTCTTTCAATTTCATATCGTATTGGTAAATTAGCAGTTTGCATATAGACAGTTGTTAAACTATTAGCATTATAAAAAGTATGTGCTGTTATAAATTTACCATCAATAACAAATCCAACTCTAACTGCACCAACACCTAACCATTCAAAATCCATGAATAATATATTAGCTTTAGTTACATCTAATGTATATCCACTTGAACCAGTTCCATTTAATTTATCACTATTCCAACTAGATTGAGATACTTCAGTATCAACTGATGCACCAGAAGTATAAGTACGTCTTACAATTTTTAAAGTTGTACCATCTACAAAAAAGAATATTCCATTATTAGCATCAAATAAACCAACTTTTTGTTTTAAATTTTCTGTTGCAGTATTCATTACAAATGTATTTAATATAAGTAATGATTTACCAGGTTGATATGACATGACTCTTTTGGATTGCCTTATAGTTTTAGAGCCAGATGCTTCTGTTATATTTAAATTAACTGTAGATTTATTTGCAGTATAAGTAACTGTTCCACCATTTGCCGTTGACTCATCAAATAATGAATTTTTAGATAGTACATTTTTACTATCAAATATAGTTAAAGGATTAGATACCCTAAGTCTTCCAAAAGCATCTATAGAATTACCACCAGGTACTACAGTAATTGGATTAATAGATGTTCCAAGTTTTGGATAGTAGGTTATCATTTATATTATTGATTTTTCTCTTTTAATATGTTGTAAAACAGTACCTTTATGAATACCCTCTTTAATAACATAACCAGAAGTTCCATTACCATTAATTTCAACTTCTTTTCTATTTCTAAGTAAAATATTATTTTTATTTTGTATTTCTTTATTTTTATAATTTTCTGAAATTAAATTATTTGAAGATGTTACATTATGTAATTCTGTTAAATCATGTTCCCTATCTAGAAATTTGTATTCAATTTTAGTAGTTGTAAAATCTCTTTCTATTTTTTCACATATATTTTTTGGATTAAATTCTCCGCATGAATATACATCAAATTGAATTATTGCTGGGTTTGGCTCATCCCATACATGCATTACTATATGTGATGTTTCTATAATAGCAGCACCAGTAATACCACGATTACCAACCATATTTGAATACTTAACATATGGTCCCATCATAACTCTCATTCCAATATCTTTTATAAATTTTTCCAACCATCGCCTAAGAAACTCCTCGTCCATAGGTGGACTTATAGCTTCTGCCCTTATAATTAAATGTTTATGAACTAGCAGATTATCTTTCACTATTTTTATTTTTCCTCCGTGTTTTTATATTCATAGTCATATTCGCCTATTTCTTTTTCTGTAGTTGTCCATTTTGGTTGGTCTTCTACACTCCAATAATGTGTGTTTACTAAACGATTAATTAACGGAGGTGTACTTAAATCTATACCCATATTAGAATCAAATACTCTACATCTATTATTTGGTTGAATAGCATAATTTCCATTATCTAATGCCAATACATGCCCACACTTGTGCTGATCTGGTTTACCTGCGTAACCAAAATTTAATTCATTAAAATCACCCTCAGTCCAATCTAATGTAAATAAATACCTACCTTGTAATTGAACCTTATCTCTAGTAGTAAACATTACTTTAGCACCTGCCAATTGATGAAATGTTGTTACTGAAATATTATAACTAAATGAGTCCCATAACACTAGGTCACTTAGTGGTTGTTCTTTAATTCCTTCTTCTTGACAAAATGCTGATATGGGTGCTCTCCACCATACACCACCATCTTCCATTAAAAAATGAAACAGTGGTACTTGTTTAGGGGTACTACATACACCAAATACTGCACACCAAAAATATTTATCGTGGCTATCTCTTTGATCTCTTAGATAATTACCACGAACATAACATTCAATTATTGGTATGTTTGCGTTTAGATACATTTTTACATTTACATTGTTTTAATAAACAACAAATTCCAATACACAGTTTATATATACAATTTATTGTAATAAACTGGTAATGCTTTTTCATTTTCACATGCAATTTTTTCAACTGATTTTAATACAATATTGTAATCGCTAAATGATTTTTGTAAAGATAAAAGTATTGTTGATTCATATGCTTTAATATATTCTTCACATGCTTCCTTTTTATAAAATGGTAAATATTCATTTGCTACTTTATATTTTTCTAGATTACCAGATTCTCCAATAATAATAAAAATAATTGTAATAAAATACATTATTTTTTAAACATATCTATTGTTGGTTTTAGTCCATAAATTGCCCCAAAGATACCAACAATTAACCATTGATACCAAGATGGAAATCTACCAAAATAATCAAAAAATAAATCTAGTTTAAATTTAATATTAACATCGTCACTAATAATTGCATATGATAATACTAATATTGGAATACAAACTATAATTAAAACAAATTCATCTTTCCAACTTTTATCTTGAGCATCAGAAACATCTCTTTGATATTCTATTTCACCCCTAGCCATACGTTCAAAGTATCTTCTTTCAGCCTCTGACTCTAATAATTCTGATTGCTTATGATTTTTATAAATTTCAGCACCTGTTTTAAATATTGTCGGCAATACACTCCACCACATATTAATTACAACTCCTCATTTGTTTTGCTAATTCTTCACATCTTTTAGGAGTTTGTTTTCTCCATTGTGAATCTAACATTTGATTTGCAGCCTCATTATAATCTTGTACAGATAAAGCTGTAAACATTTTTTTAAATTTAGATACTCCAGTTTTTCCTAATTGAAATACCATTTCAATAATAATTCCTTTAGCCTTTTCAATTATAGATATTCCTTCAAGTAATTCTTCAGCACCTTTTTTGGCTCTTAAAAAATCTGTATTAAATACTTCCTCTAATAATTCTTTACTATATTCTACGTTTTCTTCAAATTTATCTTCAGGGGTAATGAGGTGCCCATAACCAATTGTAGCTTTTCCTAAAATATCAAGATAGACTTTAGGTAAAAAGCCTTCGTGCTTTTTAATTCGTTCCTTAACTTCTTCAAACATTATTTAAGTATAAGATCTTTTAATAGATAAAAAAATTGTGCACCTACAAATAAACCAATGCTGATGAGAATTTTTATAATTTTACTTATATCATCTTGAATATGTTTCAAGTGATTAGTCTCAATAGTATTAATTTTGTGGTGTAATAATTTTAATTCTCCTTGAATTTTAATTATACTTTCTTTGTTGCTTACTTCTTGTTTTCTCATTGTTTTCGATTTTCGTTTAACATTCTGGTTGTTTCATCATATGTTGGAAATCCAGGAATTCCAAATTCACCAGGAATTGCAAGTAA